CTTTCGCACCTCTTGCAGCTAGTAATTTCCAATAAGAATTACTTACAGTTATAGACCCATCAGCAGGTGGTGCATTATTTGCATTAGATGTATGAGTAATATCGCATGACCAGCTATCACCGTTAGTATTTGTTACAATATCACCTTTTCTGTAATCGTGCTCTGCTACCCATGCCCCTGTAAAGCTATTTCTAGTTGCACCATCATCCATGCCAATATCAGTGCCCTTCTTAACTACTGTAGATACTTCAGTCCATTGTGGATTTAAATATTGATGATATACTTTTAAAACGTTTGGGGTTACACCATTGTTTAACCAATACTGGCCTTCTATAGGGGCAGAGGGTGCCGTAGCACCCACCCATGTCGGAGCGTCAGAAACGATCCAAGATGTCCCTGTCCATGTTGCTGTTGCTCCCGCTGGTATTAGAACGTCATTATCGGTTACAGAAGTACTATTAATGTTAACCCAAGAATCTCCCGCTGTAATATATTCTACTGCCATATTTATACCTTATTTGGAATTGATGTTGATTTAATTAATTTCTTATCATATGTGCTTGCTATACTCCATGCATCCGATGTTGTATTTCTGTAATAATACACAGGCAGCGATTGAGGTGTTTTAGTAATTACTTTAGCTAACTGTAAATATCTTGTAACAGTTAATGTTTTAGCCGGTTTACTTGTACCTATTTCTCCCGCTGCAAATGATGCAAACGCAACCCATGTGCCATTTTTAGCATTATACAATTTATTTCCACCGTCAATTATATTAGATGTTAAATATAGATTGCCTTCAAGCATATTAGATGGTTTAGCGGTATCAAGACCTATATATAAACTTTGAGAAATAGTTTTAGACGTTGAAATCCAAATACCTAAATCACTATTAAAATAAACAGTATCACCAGCCTTAACACCTGATACATCAGAGGTGGATGTATTTTTCCAATAATATCCTGATTGATTTCCAGGCTCTGTAGTTGATAGATACGTCTGAGTTATACCTTTTAGTTTAAATTCAGCTGCATCAATAGGCTCCCAAGTTGTGCCATTAAACACTGCAGTTACAAAAGGCGCAATACCTGCTGTAGTCGTTGTATCATCTGGCCCTGTCCCATTAGTATTTAACCAATAATCTCCAATAACAGGTGAAACAGGTTGTGAAGCGCTTTGGATATCCCTACGACTATATTGTTGACTATTAGCAATTGATAATGTATAATCTTTATGAAATACTACACGTGTATTGCCGACAGTACCGATTCTATCTTTAACAACTGTAGTCTTATAAGATTTCTGATAAGTTTGTTCAGAAATAATATGATAAGGTATTACTGAAAAATTAAAGAAGTCTTTTAAATTTTGGCTCTGTAATTTAAATGTACGAATAGACGGCCCTGCTGAATAATATCCTGCTATTTTATCAATAGTTTTTCTAGTTATATTATTCTTAGTCGAAGACTGAGGATCTATTAAAAATCCATCAATATCTGTTTCAGACCCTTCGTATAACCATGTGACATTTACATCAACTCTATCTTTATTACCTTCAAATGTTATCGGAGTATCGCTAAAAGTAACGCCTGTTAAAGCAGCTGTTTTAGCCATATTATCTTGATTCGTTAATACAAAATCTCCTACAATGTCCTTTAATACATATGTCTCATCATCTACTGCAACTTTACCATACATAACTGCTGTTGTCATTGCTTGATATAACTCTGAATTAGCATGACTTCTCAGAGGTGAGGCTTGAGATGTTGTCATAAAATATCGTATATTAGCTGCCTTACCGGTAGTAAATTTACGTGAAGGACTTACATACAAATCATAAAAATATTTAGTACGAGCTTCTCTATATGGGAATATAAATACTGTTCTAAATAAATCAGCTGCCACATTTGGAAATACAACAGAGTGAGTTGTAAGTGTAGTTGGTAAATCTTCTCCATTTAATTCTATAAATTTAGATATCGGATCAACCATCATATCTGCATACTTAGGCACAGCTATATTTCCATTAGTTTTACTTTCAGCCATATACAAACAAAAACCATCTATTGAATCAGCTGCTGCAATGCCAGTATAGTCGTAATTAAATGTAAATACAACATCAACATTACCATTTGCATATGTTTTTGCAGTATCATACGCTAATGACATATTTGTAGGCAATACAGTAATAGCTGCAATAGAACTTGGATTTTTGTTATTGAAATCTGCTAAACTCTCAAATAAAGAACTTGAGCCTACAAGTTTACCGTCACTGAGTTGCAAGTTATCAGCGGCTACCGTAATTGCATCTGTATAATTACTTAATGATAAATTATCGTGTGTTCTATACACATCAGACACAATATAAGTATTTAGCTTTTTACTGGGGTTATTATAAACAACACTTGAAGCTTCTACATTTTTCTTTGTAACAAGGTTACTAGAGACTTCTCTATAGCCGACTATGAATAAAGTACGATGAGTTCTGGGTTTCGCATTTTTAACGCGTACATAATAATTTTTAACATTATAAGAATCTTTCTGAAAACTTTGTGCGCTAATAATTATTTTATTCGGGTTATCGTATATTTGTTGAGCTGTTGGCGCTGCTATTGACGTAGAAGCTTCTGCAACCTCACTTTCAACTATCCAAAAACCATCAATTGAATCATCAGCTGTAACCAAAGGGTCTGCTTCAGAATTAGAATCTTTAAAGTGTAATATATAATCAATATTGCCATTCTTATTTAATGTATTGTCATAAGTTATTATAGGAATATTAACACCTGGGTTATACGGAGTAATCGGTATATTAACACTACGATCATTTACTGTTTGGAAATTTCTAGATACATCATAAATATCTGATGTAGTAATAGTATTGCCATTGACATTAAATTTATCGCCCTTTAATGTTGTATAATCACGCCATCTAGTTAATGTTGTTGTATCATTTACTTTTATAATATCAGTAGCAAAGAAATAAGATGTACTTAAACCCTTTTTAATGAATTTATGAAAATTAACTTTATTAGCGCCAACGCCATATGCAGGTGCTTTATCGTATGTAGCTTTATCTACTACTCGATATGAGAATAAATATACATTACGATACAAAGTAGCTTTTCTTTCATCGAATCCTACACTATATAATCTAAAAGATGTTGCATCAGAATTTGTGTGACTATTTACGTCTACAAATACAGTATCTGGAGCAGTAACCATAGTTTCAGGAGTATACGCTTTCAAAGAAGAGCTTAACGCACTAGTAGATGTAACTTCCAATAAAGCAAATCCATCTATGTCTGCCAATGGTCTATCTACATCACCTGTATTTACTGAGAAACTGATTACAAAATCTACATTACCTGAAGATGAATATGTATCATCATATACAATAGTAGGAGCACCTCCTAAAATAGGAGTTAACATACTTTTTACAGATGTATTATTTTTACTGTTAAAATCTTGTAAATTAGCTGACATATCTGATAATGGTATTAATGTACCATCAGCAGCTTCTACTTTTGCAGTCAATACTATTGAGTCTTTATATCTAGAAAGCTCTGTAGGCAGATGACTTACAGCTACATTTGAAATAAGCCAACCTTGAGTTCCGTTTTTAAGTACATTATTTGGTGTATCAACTAATAATGCATCATACGTACTTGTACCGATATTTCTATACGCAAACACAAATGCACATACATACCTATTAGTACCTAAGTTGGTGATTGAAATAGATGTAGTTCCTTTTGGTAATATCTTTTTAGTACTTGACTTTAATATTTCGGCAGCTGTTAATGGATTTTGCGAATTAGTTCTTGTCTCTGTATAACAAACAACGTATCCATCATAATCTTGAAAATCAGTCTGTATTGACCAATTGATTGTTCCCTCTGTAGTTCCATCTTCATTTTGGTCAGATACGTATACTATCGAATCTGTTGCAAATATCGGAGTAGGTATTGACGTTGAATTGGAACTATTATTGTTCTTATCATTATCAATAGCCTCTTTAAGATCGTCCGATAATTCAGTAGACAATTGTGTATATAATTTTTGTATTTTAGCGGGTGTATTTGAAATAATATTTCCGTCAAAATCTTTTACTATTACAGAAAAAGTTATTGTTGCAACTTTTGTATTATCTGTAATTCCTGCATAATCCGCAAACGATACTTGTCCGTCATTATCTACAACTGGGCTGAGTTCAATGTCAGTTAGATTAGATTTCTCTATAGATAAATTATATGTACCATTATCGCCGTCTTCGCTACTCAGAGGAGTTGATGTATAAGAAAGCTTTTTATTACCTAATAGTACCGTTAATCCGGTACCAGTGTTTGACATTGATACCGTGCCGCCTGCAGATATTGGTAATATTTGAAATGGATTTGTAAGATCTAATTGTATAGAAGAATTATTTTCTTGTACCCCTAATATTGTAACAGTATCTGCTGCAATTAGTTTATCAAGTTCTTTAACCTCAACTTTTAACGTCTGCGGCATATTCTTAAAAATTAGATCAGCAGTATATACGAAAGTATTTGTTACTCCATCTTTTTCAACATCATCTACATAATACTTAAATGTATATGGCGTTAAATCAGATACGCTCAATATTGTTGTAAAATTAATGCCGTTTTCGTCACTACTGGCGATATTACCTTCTGCTGTATAATTAATATAATACTTGCCAGAATCGCTTGAAAGTTTTGCAGTAATTACATCTGCACCTGCTATTATTGTAATCTTGACTTTTGCAGTTAAAGTGCCATAAGTTACAATTGCATATACATTTGCAGAGTCCTTATCTATTTCTGTAATTGAAATTCCAGTGCTTGTTACAATAGCTGTACAATTAGTGCCTACTGCTGTATACGTATCAATGATTGATTTAACAGCACCTGCTTCATAATATGTTAAAGTTAAGGGAATGCTGTAAGAATCAGTAATAGCTGATTTATTTAAAATTATATTATCATCGCTAAGGACAATTCTTGGAGGGGAATCGATCCCACTAAAAATAGGAATTGTCAGATAATCAGTATAATCATACGTATCACCTGGTTCATCAATATCTGCTTCAGCCACTGTCAAATAAATATTGACACCTATTTTTAACGAATCTCCTGTCAATATAGTAGGCAAGTTATAAGTTACACTGGCTCCAATTAAGCTTATATCTCTTACGCCATTTATATACCAATCATAATTAAGATTAGGAGGCGCATCAATTGCAGTTGTTGCTGTCAACAATATTGATTTCTTCTGTGTTACATTTTCACCTGTAAATAAAACACTTGTATCAGACGCCAAAGTTAATATTTGTTTTGTTAAACCTAATGTATGAGCACCTTCTAAAATACTATAACTTGGTGCGCCCCATTGATTTGTTAAAGAATACAGTCTAACTCTGAATACAGCATATTTAGCAGCTGTTGGAGGAACTTCATAAAATGTTTGACTGCTATTAGCTTCTAATACTGTAAAATTTAAATTACCACTAGCGTCTTTATTTGTGAGTTCGCCATCTTCATCTAATGTATCTGAATAGCATGCAGCATATTCATAGCTTGCAGCAAGATATCTATTTTGAGCTTGAACATATAAAGTACCAGGACTTCCAACTGTTTGATTTTGCTCTGCAGTGAAATAAAAATAGTTAGCATTTATTATGACAGTATTATATATTGGTGAAACTTCATTGTAATTAAAATTAGGAAGATTAACTCCAGGAGTATATAAATCTGTACTTAAATACGTTGCGGAAATTGTACATACATTATTATCATCTAAAGAACTTGAGGTTACTTTTAAAGGTATTGGCTCATTAGACCAATCAAGCGTAGCTGAATCTAATGTAAATACATCACCAGGCTCTAAATACATACTTCTGACTAGATATTTAAAAGTTATTTTAAAACTATATCTGCTTTCCCTTACTAATTCTTCAGCTCGCATCCAAGCGTGGTAGATAGTACTTACTCCAGGTAATGTAAAGTCACCTTCTAATAATGCACCGCCATCTTTAGCTTTTAATTCATCATGTAATGATTTAGCAGTTTGAAGAGCCGTTTTACTATATGCATCCGTTATTACAAAATTCTTATAATATTCTCTGCCTGTTTGCCATAATACAGTGCCGCCTGTATCATAGTCAATAAAGCTAACACCATATATAACTCCAGATGATGGATTGTAGTTTGCAAACCGTCTATAATTGTATGTGTTTATAGCACTGTTTCTATATTTCCAATAATATCCGGTATCGCGTGTATAAGAGATTTCAACTCTAAAGAAATATTCTTCATTCTGGTTTAATGTTATTTCTGTCTGGCTTCCACCAGCATTTACAAGACGTGTAGCTCCACAAAGAGTTTTGCCATCATAGTATCCAATATTTAAAGATGAAGACCCACTGAGTAGTCCATAAGAGCCTGGATATCTATCAGTATTGAACATATCTGAAACTCTATTCCAAAACCACGGTTTTCTAGCCTTATTTGAACTAAATACTAATTCAGCTTCACGTCCAGGTTCTTTAGGATATTCTCTATACAGTGTAATATAATTAATACTAGCAGTACAAACAGCTTCTACGCAATATTTACCTGTTCTATTTAAGGCATGAAATCTATAAGTATCAACACCAGTAGTTACACCTTGTGCATTTGGATTCTTTACAAAACCAGCTACACCAAATTGTGTAAACATTTCTGGAAAAGCATATTTAGAAAAATCTTTACCTGTATGTTTACCATCTTGCCATTGTGATTCCCATTTATAGAAAGTAGCAACAGGATTTATGGTTATTTCTGAAGTGGCTGAGATTGGAATATTAGCATCTTCATATAGCACCGGCCATGAAACTACATCTTCTTTAAAATTTCTAGCTTCATTTTTGAAATGTACAGTAACTTTGTTTAATTTAGTAGACGCATCTGGCCATATGATTTCAAGATCTTGCGACATAATTAAATCATCATCAGTCAAAGCTGCTACCGTGCTACCGTGCTTATTAATCAATGCTTCTAATGCTGTTGAACTTGTAGCTCTAACTAAATTTAAACTATACACACCACCGGACCAGACTAACATAGCGCCCGACATTGTTGTCAAAATAGTCTCAATATTTTCTCGTAAAGGTTTTGCTGTGTCTAATGTTATATTACATTCAAATGTTTTACGTGTAGTAGCTACGCTAGTGTCACCGTTTATTTTACCACCAATAATAAATTGAGCATCCGCACCTGCAGCTGTTTTAAGAGGAATATCACAAATTGCAGCTGCCTCGATAAAACTTTTAATATTGATCTCTAAATTTTCATCAACGCCCTTACCATATACAGTATTAGTTAAATAATCTAATAAGCACCATGCAGGATTATTAGAATAGACTTTATTACCTTGTTTTTGAGGTATACCATTAGCATCTAAATACCATCTTTGAACTTTCAAACCTTCAATTAAGAATGTGACTTCAGGAATATTATTCCATTGTGGCGCATATTCATCTAGTTTAAAAGTACAATGTGCGTATGCAATACCTGTAAAATAGTCAGTAACTTTCTTAGCATTAGGGTGTGGAACATTACCATTCGTACATACATCAATTTGCCAAGAAGCTTCTGGTAATCCGCCAGAAACTTTAGTAGCTAATTTGTGTGTAGAGTTATCATTTCTATATGCTACATTAGGATTATCAGAAGGTTGATCATCAATCAAAATATCAATTACTTGGTTGATAGGTGCATGACCAATTACCACAGGTGTAGTTAATACTGAATTCTTAGGCGATACTCCGCTATCTAATAATTTTGCATTTTCAGCTACACCAGTAGGATCTATTCTTTTACTGAAACCTTCTGGTAATAAATGATGATCATAATGTGTAGCTATATGCGCATCTGCTCGTATCCCCGCAACTTTATTTCGTCCATATGTAATAGGAATAGGACTTGTGACCCCTGTAGATGTAATATCAACACCAGGAGTTTGCTTCATTGCTTCTGGAGGTGGTGCAGGTGGTTTTGGTTTATTAACAATTGTATAAATCATTACACCTAATTGAAATAAAAATTCAAGAGTCATTATTTCCCCCAGTGTAATTCAGCACTTCTTGCTGATACATATACATTTTCAGCACATGTATCTTCTTTATTTCTTTCTTTAATCTTAGGATCAGAGAAATAAATACCATTCTTTTGATCTAATCCATACATTGGAGATCCTGCTGTTAATTTAATCATAGATTCACCTATTTCATCAGTTCTTCTTGTATTAGTGACACCATTAATTCTTCCGGAATAAATTGTTAATATATTTTCAGGTGATGTGTTTATATCGCCATTAGCTGTAAATATTGCACTTACCTTTAAATGATTTCCTACTAATCCCCAGTCATTAGCTGCAATAGCTAATACTACAGAATCTGTCAAAGTAACTGTGTATAACTCTCTATCTACAGATGTTGATAACTTCGGTGCTTGAATACCAACAAGTGAACCATCTGCTAAAAATTCAATCTGAGTTAGTGGAATACCTGCGCCATCTGTAACAGTTATATTAGGAAATATAGAAGCTTTAGGTAATGTCATATTTACAAAATGAGATGTAGAAGCATATATTAAATTACCTGTAGTTCCTAATATTGATACTAAGATTATTGAGTATGCGCCAGGTGTATCTAACATTGCTTTGCTGTGATCAGATAACACTATCATTGCAATGCCTCTATTAATTTGATTGTACCATTATCCATAAGAATACCATCTTGATAAACCATACCTTGTACAGTATCAGTATCATAATAGCATTGCATTTCTACACCGACGTATTTCAATTTAATTCCAGTTCCAGTAGTTTTACGCAATTCTGGATATAATTTAACTGTAATTGGATTTGTAGAATTTTTAAAAGTACTCTCCATTACCATATAAACTTTAAGATCATCACTTAATGTTACAAAAGTTCCTTTAGTTAATGATACTGAATCAACTGCAGAAATAGTTACCTCACCATGACCGCCCACATTTGCGCGAGATAAAATAGGAGTTTCTTTAACACTATTAATTGTATGTGTATCTCTATCTTTTTCTATTACCCCAATATTTTGAGGCACTTTAATTTTAAATTGTGTATGATGCCCTTTCAATATCATATTAACGAAAAGTTCTTCAGCACTAGTATTAAGCGGTGACAGGTTGGTACTTAATTCCCAACGCTGTGCACCTCTTTTAGTTACTCTTCGATGTAATGAAAGGGTATCACTAGTAAAGACGGGTTGATTGCTAGTCAATGTCATTGGAGTAACAAACTTAGCAGCCAATGTTCCATCATCATTCATGATACCGTAATTCATAATTATCCTTTGTAATTTTGTTCTTTATTGTGAGTATTTACACCCGATGCAATAGAAGGCATCATACGATATACTTCATTGCGTGTTTGTCTAGAGATATCTCCAGTTATATTTAAATTAACTATTGTAGATTTACCCGCAGCGGTAGATGTTGATAATTGTTTACCTAATGGTGCAGAAGGCACAGCCATTACGCCTGCGGATACCTCACCTACTGAGCCGCCCATTGCGAATTTATGAACTTTTCTGCCATCATTAATAGCTGCTAATAAATCTCTGTGCTGGCCTGCAGATTTAGCATTAATTACAAATTCGCCATTAGATAGCATTGCGGGAATCGAATCAGAAGTACCTGTTCCTGGTCCACTAATTAAGCCGCCTGTCGCATGAAACCCGAAAGAACTTGAACTCAAATAATCAGTAGATTGAAGCCCACCACCGCCAATATTCATGCCATAACTTGCACCGCTATAACCGCCTGCGCCTGCTGATGAGCCACTGCTACCGCTCTTAAATAAACCTAAGAAAGATGAACCAAGGCCTGCCCAATTAATATCACCTCCGCTAGTTAATGCTTGTAGTGCATCCCCAATACCTGTTAAGAAGTTTTGCAATGGTTTGAATAGTTCATCCCATTTAATACCCATGAAGCCTTCTTTAACGCTATCAGTAACACTTGTTGACATGTCAGTAGCTTGTGCCGTAGGTACTGCACCTGCATCGGATTGTAATACACCATAGCTTTGACCTGGTTGTGTACCATCTCGTGTACCGCCTAGACCGAATAATCCGCCCAAACGTGTAATACCGCCTTTAGCTAAATTGAATAAACCTGTACCACCAGCTTCTAAAAATTTAGTTGCACGACCACCTTTGCCAAACCCTAACCCTTGCGCTACACCGCCTGTAATAGATGTCATTGCATTATCAGCAATAGAGCTAAACATTTTCTTTTTGAAAGTTCCAAATACCCCACCGCCTTGTGAACTATCACCAGATAACACACCTTTAAATGCATCGCTAAAACCTGAAGAAACACCAGCCGCATTTGCCTTACCTGCTTCAGATGCTGCTTTTGCACTCTCTGAAATAGCATCACCCATATCTTTTAAACCTTGAGTTAATTTATCTACTTTATCTTGAAGAGCTGCAGTGGCTTGATTCTGATCTTTAGCCATTCTGAGTTTATTTTCAGCATCTAACAAATCATCAGTCATTAATTTAGCTTGGTTCAATTCCATTTCATTGAAATATGCTACAACATCAGCACCTATTTTTCCATACTGAGAAACAAATAATTGGCGATTTCCACCTGTACCTTTATTATATTCTTCTGCTTGTTTAATTGGGTTTACAGATAATGCAGCTTTAGCAGTTGCACCTTCAAGGTATGCTGTTTTAATTGTCAAAGATTCGTTTAAAGCTCTTATATACTCTTCGACAGGTTGATTATTTGCGGCTGCTTGCGTGATTCTATCAGTCTGTGCATTAATACGATTTGTAAGACCTAGGATGTAATTTACACCTTCTTCACCTAATTTAGCAGCAGCATCTTTATCTAATGCACCTGATCTAACTAACGCACCGCGTATATCTGAACCGAATGTTAATCGTTCTTCAGCAAATTTATCTACTTCAGATGTATACTTATCTGTTAACTTTTTAGTAGCTTGCGCAACATTAGCAAATACTTCAGGTTTAATAGCTTGTTTAGCTTCTTTTGCCATTGGCAATGGCTTACCAGTCTTTATACCAGCACGACCTTCATAAATTGCCATAAATTCAGCTTGTTTGTCGTATCCTTTACCTTCTTTTGCACCAGTTTGTCCTACGGCATAAGCTCTAAATGCATCAGGAACATTTTTAAACATTTTAAGATTTAAACTTAAATATTTAGCAATACCTCTGAGAGAATCTGCTTCATTAGTTTTATCAATACCTAGAAAAGAAGCAGTAGCATTATTAAATTGGCCTAATCCGAAAGAAGTATCTTTTACGCCTGGTTTAACAATTGCTGCAATATTACGGCCTTGAGATTCATGTTGTATAACTGTTTTAACCATATCCGCAGTTACATTAGGAAATTCTTTAATTGCGTTATTAACTAAATCACTCCATTTTTCTACATTAGGTTCAAATACAGGAGAACCCTTTGGTAAACTTTTCCAACGATCTAAAATTGCAGTAGTATTCTTAGCTGCATCACTTTGAGGAAGACTTGTAGTTTCTGCAGGTGCTTCTTCTGGTTTGGTAACTAATGCATTAATTAGATCATCAACTTTTGTAGTTAAAGATTGCATTGTAGTATTAAGTGTTTGTGTCGCATCAATACTATTTTCTAACGGTGTTTGCAATAATTTATTTAAGTCAGAACCTTTACTATAGAAATCATCCGCTAACTTCTTTAATACTTCAGTTAAATTTGATTGATCATAAGAATTAATAATTTCTATTTGGGAATTAGATAAATCTGACATTCCTTTAATTTTATTAAACATTGCAAGATTAGATGCTTCTTGTGCTAATCCTTTACCCTGATCAGGCATTGAGGCTAATCTATATGAACTAATATTCAAGTCAGGTAATCCCGCTTTAATTTTAGCAAGAGACGCATCAAAACCATCTGTAAATGATTCTTCGACACTATTAGCAAGATCTTTAAAGAATGTTATAAATGCACCAACTTTTTCTACTTCTTTAAGTTTAATGAATATATTTTTAGCCTTATCTGAGAATTCATTACCACTTTCTGATAACGCATCTTCAAGTTCTGTTTTCAAAGCTTTAGCTGCACCTATTAAACCTCTTGTGATATTATTAGGTAATTTAGCTAATTCTTTGTCTGCAATATCAGTCTTAAAGATATCTCTAACAACACTTGTTTTAGAAGTTATATCATCAAAACTAGATTTAAATCTCTCTAGATTCTTTTCAGTAGAAATTAATTCATTTTTAAACTTAACAAATAACGCAGGATTTTTCTCAGATGCAATCTTTTCTTTTAAAGATTCAACTGCAGCGTTCATATTAAACAATGTCATCAAACTCTTTTTATCTACATATTTATGATTCATTAAGTCTGCAGCTGCCGATAATCTACCACCAGTTATAGTACTCTTTCTTGCTAAAGAAGATTCAATAGCAGCTTTACGTCCTTTTTCTTCTTCTTCAACAATTTGCTTATATATTTCACGCTGTGCATTAGAAGAATTAGGTGTTTTAGCTAAGGCTGTTAATTGTTCTTTAAGATTAGCAATATGTAAAGCAGATTGTCTGAGTATTTCCGCTTGTTCTGGTAAAATTAATTGAATTTCAGTATCAGATAAATCGCTAATAAATACTCCAAAACTTTCTTTAAGTGGAACTAAATCTACTGATTTTATCGAAGACACTAAACGCTCAGCTCTACTATTCAATTCAGCTAATTTTTCACCATTATCTTTGTAAATTTGTTTTTGAAGATTTATATCAGCCAATTCGATACCGACACTACCAATTTTCTCTTTAGCATATCCTGCATACTCTGAAGTTACTTTATTAATAGAATTGCTCAAAAGAGCTTCATCTGTTAATAATTTAGCAGTTAATGGGTTGGTTTTTGCCTTTTCCATTAAATTTTGCAATTCAGAATATTTAGTAACTTCTAAATCTAAAGGTGATACATTTCCTGCTTCTTCAATACTTTTTCTAATATTAAGAATATCATTATATTCTTTTTGTAGTTTTTGGTATTGTTCGGTACCTTGTAATTGGCTCATTAATCCAGGTTTTTCAGGGATTTCAGGTAATGCTAATTTACCTATTGTAGATTTAAATTTAGTATCTCTTACTTTCGCTAAAGACCCTTCTAAATCGGTTTTAGATAAACTCTCAAAAGCTTTAGGTAATTGAAAACCCAATTCCTCAGAATAACCTTTAATAGATTCTCTTATTGACTTGTCCGCACTTGCATTTTTATCTGATAAGGCTTGACCATATTGTTTTAAAGATTCTGCAGTAATTTTAAGATTTACTCTTACTTCTATATTATCAGTTTCTTGAGCTTGTTGATCTAGTCTTTTAATTGATGCAGTCAATGAATCAAATTTACCAGCTAACTCGTCTGTCATTACAAAAGAATTTGGATCTATTTTAATACCTATTGCTTTAGCATCTGAAATGGTTTTATTGAATTTCTGCTGAGATTTAGCAGCATCTTCCATTTGCCAAATATATTTATTACGAGCTATCACCAAATCATTTAATTCTGCTATAAGTGGTTTTATTGCTTCTGAACGTTTATAAATATTTTCATCCAAATATTTTTGGCTTTTAATTTCAGGATTAGCAAAAGGTAATGCTTCTTTTACACTATTTATCAAATCTGGTGTTGCTTTATTTAATGTAGTTAATGCATTTCTAATGGATTCATCAAAAGGTGCTGTAATAGCTGATGTATTTCTTTCAAAAGATTTATTAATATCGTCTAATACCATTGTCAAACTGGTATCATTCAATTTTACATCAACTTGATATAAATCTGGACTTGGTAAATTATTAGTTCCAATTCTAGACGCAATTTCTTGATTTGCAGTTTTAGAGTTAAAGCTATAAACAGCTTTTTGCTCATTAGTCAATTCACCAATTTTTAAGCTTTCTTTAAGTTTAGGAATCCCTTTTTGTATATCAAACTTAGATTCAGATGTTGCACGTTTTGCCCACTCTTCTACAATTCTATTTCTATCTTGTAAATCTGCAATACTTTTATCTATCTCTTCACGGCTGCCTTCAATACTTGTTTTACGGAAATCATCAATACTATCAGCAAATTTAGAAACTGCACTATCTAATCCTTCTCTAACTTTTGGAGTTAACAGCTCACGATTCACTTGAGAGAGATCGTAACTAATAGACACACCTGCATTTGCAAGTAATCCTTTTTGCTGTTTAGACAATCCAGATGTAAGATCTTTTGATTCATATTGGAAGCCTAAAATTTCTTTAAGCTTTACAATTACATCACTAAGATTTTCTGACCAACTTTTAGATGTATTTACAAATCCTTCAAATATAGCAAAAGCCATTGTAAGACCAGCTATTAATAAACCAATAAAACCTTTCTTTAAAGGAGTCATTGCAGATTCAATAATTGCTGTAGCTAAAGTTTTTCCTAATCTCCAGCCTATGATTGCACCAATTAGATTACCTATTCCTTCTAATTCTGGACGATGTAGTAAAACATTAGCAACATATTCTCCAGCAAAACCACCTGCAAGACTTGCTATTATACGAGTAATACCACCCATAGCTGCACCTAATAATGATACAGGTAACGTTAAGATTGAAGTGAATTGTGTATTAATAATGGAACGGAAACTCAACAGCATTACACCTAAATACGCTAATAATTGCGTAGTCTTACTTGTTACAGCTTCAATAAATGCATTTACAAAGCCGTATCCAGCTTGTTCTCCAGCTTTTGAATAATAGTTTATAAATGTTTCATAGCCTACAAAGGCCAATGTAACCGTAAAGAACGCTGCAGGACTTGCAAGTGCTGCGAATAGAGATTTTGTAGTATCAATAACTGTTTTAAGCCTCAGTAACAATGGCGCAAAATCCATTGTAAAAATGCCCTTGGCAAGCTCATAAAGACCTATTGTAACTTCTTTTAATAAAGAAAAACTTAATTTTATAGTTTCCCATATACCTTTGCCAAAAGTCTTTAATAAGAATAAAAGAGCACTCCCAATAGCCGTTGCTATATTGTAAACAACATCCCAACCAATAGCTGAAAGTATTGAAAGTGAAATACCACTTGCAACAACTGCATCACCAATCTCTTGTGCGTAATTTTGTATCTTTGCCTGAATTTGTGATAAGCCGGAAGACATATAATCGGAAAAGTCAACAAAAGCGGCTATAGCTAATCCAATAGCGGTTGCCCATACGATTAAAAGGCCTGCAGCACCTACAATTGCCATTCTAAATAATAATGCATTTTTTATAAATCTTAAAATTTGAAAATTTATTGCTTCGATGCCCAATGAGGCAGCAAGCTTATTTGCAAAATGAACAGCAATTTTCATCATAGTTAATACAGCCCCTAGCATTCCTACAATTATAGCTGTATTGCCAAAAGTAGATAATGCTTTTGCAAGTTCGACAAATGGCGCTCCAATATCACGCCTTAACTGTCTAAACCCTTTCCAAAGACCTGTAATTGAATTTGTAAATGCATCAAAATACGAAATATCACCTTTGACAGCTCCACTGAGATTATCTAGTAAAATAGTCAATGGCCCCATTTCTTTAACAAGCGCTTGAGTTGAATCTGTTAATGCACTTACAGTAGGATCAATTGCTTTTTGAGTTTCTAGTTTGTATTTATATGCGCCTGTACTTGTGACTTCTTTAATTAAAGAAGTTTTTTCAGGTACAAAAGGTTTATTAAAATCACCAGCTTGCGCGGCTATTGAGAATTTTTCAAATTCAGCTTTACGATCTTCTACAATTTTAGTTAAACTTTTTGTAGTAGATTCAAGTCCTGTTGAAATTAATTTAGGCCCCATGAAAGGTAAATCTGATTCAGATAAGTTTGGATTTTTCTTTCTAACTACATTTTCAATAAAATTATCTACGCCTTCATTCCATTTATCCTTTAAAGATTGCCAGCCTTCCTTAATCTTATCCATACGACTTTGAAAATATGTCGTATCAGTCATAGTAGTATCAGCAGCAGCAGTGGCTGTATTAGGATTAAATACAGTTTTAGAAAGATTTTGGTTTTCTTGCATATTCGCAACTAACTGTGAATACATATCTTTCTTTGGCAATTCGGCTTGAGCTACGTCAACTTTTACTTCTGGCAGTTTATTTAATTCTTTTAAATTAGCGATTAAATAACCAAGTGCAGCAGTAACAGAAAGGATTGCGCCCACACGCATAAATTTGGCAAAGTCAAAAACCCTAACAAATGCCATTGCAATATCTTTAATAAATAATAAAAGAATTCCAAGGTTGCTCATTAGTTCTTCAATAAATACTAATGATTTGCTGAACATTTTCTCTAAGAATGGCGCTCCAGGATTTAATGGAGGGATAACTAAACTAAAAAGCAATGTTGCCAATTTAACACTATATGGTGCAATTGCAATTGCTAATTCATTTATCATTGGGAATAAAACACCCTTCTTTATATAAGAAAAGACTTCTTTCCCATATATAGCAAAACCACCTGTAATAACTTGAAATATTGTATGCGTTAAAGGACTATCTTTAAATACTACATCAAAAGCTCCAAGCATATCCAATGCTAGCGCAGTCATTCCAAGCATCATTGTTCTGCGGCCAGGCCCAAATAACGCTCTAGAAATAAAAGCTAAAGGACTTGCTGCCCATGTTGATGCTGAAGATCCCATAGCTCCTGAAAAGAATCTACCTACGCCTGCAGTCAAGGCACTTAGTGCAGCAATCTTTTCTGTAAATAAGCCAAGCATGCCAAATAATGAAAGTACTTTACTGCCAAAAAGCCATGTCCCTATTAATCCAAAGGCTGTATTTAAACCCATTCCTTCTAATAGTTTGAAAATGCCTTGTACAAATCCACCTATTGGGAATAAGCCTTCTAAAAGGCCCTGTCCAAATCCGCCTAAAAATCCAAATAATTGTTTCAGTATATTAGGCAATTCTGCAAATAAATAACCTATTGCTCCGCCTACAATTGAACCAACTACATGTCCTAGTTTTACCCCAATAGAAGCACTTGGTAAGTCTGCCCATAATTTTTCAATACTTGCCCACGCATGTACAGCTGTTAGCCATAGTGTATTTTTTATAAAAGAACCTATAGGGCCATCTGGTACAAACTTTTGAGCCAGTATTGCCATAAAAGTTGTCAAGAAAGCGTCAGCAAATTGAGGTGCAGATTTACCTACTGATTTTTCGATTGTATCTGAAAGCATGCTACCTAAAGATTTTATTTCAGAAATAACTGTTTTAAATCCCTCACTTTCAATTACAATATTTACACTAGCTTGTGCTTCATTTATCCATGTTTTAATTTCACTAAATGCAGATTTTATTTTGGTTTTAAATTCATCACTATTTAAATATTTAGGATCTTTTAAATTTTCCCAAACTTTAACAATAGTATCTCCAAATGCAATTGCTTTTTCTTTTAATTCTAATAAAAATTTCTTTACATCATCAAAAGTACTTTTATATTTATCAACATCAATAACTACTGTAGATGTTTTTAATTCTGAGATGAATTGTTTTATAGAGCTATACAAGCTTTTAAAAGTAGAAATAACATTTCTAGCAAACGATATAATTTTACCTAAAGGCCCACTTGATAGTTTTTCTGATGAACTATTAATCTCTGAAATTGTATCTGTCCAATAAGAATGGCCAACTACTTTATCCCATATTAATCTGAAGTATTCTATAACTGTTTCGGAGAAATTACGTATAACAGCTGCAGCAGATTTCAATGAGGTAGAGATATTTATTTTAAAACCTAATTTACCAGAAATATTTTCTATTTCAGTATTCAAGGCTTTTAGGTCTCTGACAATTTGTGTTTTAAGACCATCAAAAATACTTTTATACCATATGCTTATTCCTTCAACTTTAAAACTTTCTCTTAATTTTGAAGTTACTTTTTCGCCATATGTTTTAAACAAATCAGTATTTGTTGCAAAATCTTTAATAGTTTTATATAATAATTTCAGTCTAGATGAAATAAAATTATATCCTGCATTAAATAAATTTGCATTTAATGAAATATTAATAACACTGCCAGTATCGCCTATTAATTCTATTAATGCCCATAATCCTCTTAATGGAGGAAATATAGCTGCAACTATTTTTGCAAGAACAGTATTAAATGTGCCAAATTTATCAGAAACTGCTACTACCATCTCTACTAAGTCTTGGCCCAATAACTTACGTAATGTTGTGCCAAGCAGTGTAAGAGGTTTTGTTATAAAATCAAATTCAGAAAATACCAAATTATTCCCTAATGTTTTAAACATCTTTATTATAGGTTTTAATGTTCTGTCTATAATTAAATCTTTTAAAGATGTAAAACCCGGAATTAATCCACTAAGGTCTAATCCATAACTAGCAATTGATTTAGCCAACATTCCCATTAAGTATTGACCGCCATTTGAAAATGTTTGGCCTATTACATAAAATTTAGTTGCTGATTTCTTAATAAATTTATTTCCCCAATCTTCATATTCCGAAATTGTCATGTTTAACATGCTTCCAAATATTTTAGGAAATAATTTTATTGAGTTAATAGTTCCAGTAAATAAATTACCTTTATCAAATGTTTTTAATATTTTACCAGTATTTTCTAAATTAATAAATACTCTTCGTATTGTATTAGTAGCGGCATGTTCCATTTCATACCACATATTAATTAAGAATTTTTCAATACCTGAAGCAGCTAATAATGTTTTTACTAAAATTATTGCTTTATTAAAAGCAAATATAAATGGATAAAAAGCATTAGATAATCTAGGAGACCATTCTCTCCAAAATATTTCCATATTCAATGACATTAATTTAATATCATCAGCTAATGCAGATGCACTATTACCAGCTTTTAAAAATAAATTACCTAACCCTGAGGATATTCCAAAACTTTTTGAGATTTCATTAAATAGAATTGAGAAGGACTCTCTGGCTTTATCAATTCCGCTACCCAGTGTTGCACCAGTTAGTTTAAACTTTTTCTCAATAGCTGTAGATTGCGTGAGTAAGGCGTTAAATACTACTTCTGAAGTTATACGGCCTTGATTGGCCATGTCGCGTAATGCGCCTACGGATACATTTAGCGAATCAGCAATCATCTGTGCAACAGGCAATGCTTGTTCCATTATAGAATTAAATTCTTCACCACGTAAAACACCTGAGCCTAATGCTTGCCCTAATTGCATCATTGCCGCTTTAAATCCTTCAGTAGAACCTCCAGCAACCATACCCGCCATTTGTAATGATTTAGCAGCTTTTGAAATTGATTCAGATGAAGCATTTAATGATGAACTTGCAATACCTAATTTAGCAAAGATCTGCGCAGTACTCTCAAAAGTAGAACGTGTTTCATTTGCAATTTTTTGCACTTCAATATATGCAGCACCAAATTCTTTAGTAGCGCCTGTAACTAGTCTTATATTGTTCTCAATGGATGTAAAAGTAGAATCAATTTGCGTTAATGCAACAAGTGTTCCACCTACTGATAATGCACCGGCTATTTTAGAAAATCCAGAAGTTACACTGGCTACGCTTTTACTAATAGATCCAACAGTACTATTTAAATTTTCTAAATCTCTTTGTGCCTTATCGACTTTTGCTTCGACATCAATTACAATGCCTGACATCTTTATACTCCTTATAAAAAACCCCTTAGGAATCATTAGATTCTTCAGGGGTGTGTTGTCTTAATTAGCTGATGTTACAATGACACCATTTGCGTCTACTTCTGAGAAGGACAACAAAGTTCTCTCAATAAAATGAGATGGTGCTTGTTTACTAGAGCCTGCATTTAGTTCATCAATGTATTCCACGTGATTAACTATACGTCCGTCTTCTATCTTCCATCCGTCTCTGGCATTACCTGTATCTACAGGTGTAGCATCTTTCAAAGCATCAATTAGTTTATGTAACTCCGCTTCTTTTTTGTTTTCGAATTTCTTTAATAATTCTTTTTTGAAATTCATATTTATTTTTACAGACAAATTATCCTCCAAATAAATTTTCGCCACCAGAGGCATTTATAAGCTTTTGAAAGAATCCAGAACGTTTGAAACCACTAGCATCAAATTCACCGTCTTTCTTATTTGATTTTGGATTGTAAATAGCATCTAATGAAGTAAAAAGTTGCCAAGGTTTTTCTTTAACACCCTGTACCTGAATTAATTTAGCTGCCCTATCGTCAGCACGCCATTCTATTGGACGTTGTTCTAGATAGCTAAACCAGCCTAATAATTCTTCATAAGTCATTTCCTCATAAATTTTATATACTGGCATTTTTAAATGAAATGCTAATTCAAATATTGGCAATTCTTCTGCACTTAAGACGACTTTCCCGCATCTTGCCCTTGACCAAGACCTGAATATTTCATAATTTCATTAGAAAGTTTTGACAATTCATCCATTGGGAAACTATCAAAATCTGAATCATCAAGTTCAGTACCACCTTCTACAGCTGAACGAACAACTGATTTAAGTAACTCTAAACCTGCATTTTCATCTTTTTCAGCGTCTTTTGCTTTGTTTTGAATTTCTAAAACTTCTGAAACAGATAGCTTAGAAATCTTAACATCGCTGCCTAAGAATTTAACTGTTTTGGTCATACGTTGACCAACAAGTGCTTTAATACCCTTTGCTTCTGACATATTACTTACCTTGATTAATTTTGCGTTCATCTAGTTGTGCTCGCATTTGATGTAAAATTGAGAGTGTTTCGAAAGCTTCAGTTTTCTTATCTGGAGATAACGAATCATCTTTTGTTCTTTCGAATGTTTTATTAATACTAATATCGATGCTTTTGAGCATATGTTTGACAGTAATGCCAACGACATACTCTAAGCTGAATGGTTTATCTTGAGCCATATAGGTTCCTAATGTTTAGAATGGGGGGTACCGAAGTACCCCCTCCTGTAATGCTTAGTTGACAGTCCAAGCACCTTTGATAGATGATTGTACAGTAATTGTTAATTTTGCAGTCATTGCATCTGTCAAGCTTGGTGTTACTTCTAACGCTTCGATTTTACCTAAGAAGTAATAAGAAGAATTCTCAGACGTAGCAATGCTGTTGGTAGTTGCATTATAACCTGCTGGTTCTTTGTCTAACAAAGTAAATCTAAATAAACGTAATTTACCGTCAGCAACTTGAGGTGCTGCTACTGAAGGTGAACCAGAATTTGCAACAGTTGCTGCACCACCTAAATAACCATCTGCCCAGTAAGATGGGATATAGTTAAGTGTGATTTCCATTGTTGGAGAGTCAGCTTGACCTTGAATTTGTTTAGATGTTTTAGAACCGTATTCAGGAACTTTAACAACGTTAGCAGGAATACCAATTGCAGGAAATTCTTTAATATTGGTAATGCGTTGATATTCACCAGTGTTTGGTGCACCATCAAAATAAGAAGATACATCAGAATTTTCATCAAATGTGATAAAAGTTGCTTCAGTAACAGTTGCAGTAGTAACAGATAAGTCGGTGAAGCGAGCTGCGCCAAGTGTAGAAATGTGTGCCATTTTAATTCCTTTAAATTTAAGTAGGACTTCCGTAGAAGTTAAAATCAATTGTATAAGTACTTTTGTGTATCACAGGTAATGCTTTGTCAGGTCCATTATGAGCCAAACTGCTAATACCAAATTGTGTTACTTTACCTGTACTTGTTGTTTTAGATTTATCTAAAAGATATTTATCTAAAGTATCTGCTATAATCATAGCACGTCTTGTGCCAGAGCCTGAAGCAGTGAATATATCAATTATTAAAATACCAGCTAATGAATATCTATCTATAGGTTTTCCACTAGGTATCACTGATACGCGAATAAATTCATCATTAGTAGTATTCATAACTACAAAATTTGTCGGGAATGTTTTTATGTTTTCAGCTTTCCATTCATTAGATGAAAATACTGAGTAAACGTCTCTCTCTAATAACTCATATTTACCCATAATCAGATCTCATGATAAAGTTCAACAACTGAAACGTGATTGTTTGAAGTAATCACATTGCCAAAATGCCATCTATCATTGTCAATATACACATGGTCAGTCATGGAGAACGGTCCGACTTCTTTTGTTTTAAACATAATAGTCATCGTTTTCGCTTCTGGAGTTTTAGACGTTTTTGTAATAATTATTTTTGTTGTTATCGAAGGTATAGTTGTATCATTAACTTCACCAGTGCTAAAATCAAATTCAGAATTAACTGTTTTTGTAAATACCGCTTCAATAGCCAAGTCCTTAGCTGCATTAAATGCTTTATTTAGCTGGACACCAATTAATGAATTATAAGCCATTAATTAGCCCTCCACCATGTTCTCTTACCACTATTCCGGAGTAATGGTTTGATAAGTGTCTTTGCAACCATAGGAATTTTATCCGCAGGTCTAATAACACTAAGTTTAATACCGCTAAGCTCTAAGTCTTTAATTAAGCCTGTATTATCTAAGAGTCCATCATTATTTAATAAATGATAAGCCAGCTCATAAGTAGCTTTAGTGACTCTTACATCAACAACAGTAGAAACCAAAGAAACAAGTATACCAAGTTTAGGATCAAAATATTCACCATCTTTACGAGGATGAGCTAGTGATTGTGTTGAATCTGTAGCTACTCCGATCCAATCCAATTCATCCAACATAAATGTAGCAGTGCATAGAGCTTGTTCTTTCTGAAGATCAGGAGCGCCAGTCCATGCTGCTACATCTAGTCTGTTCTCAAAATAAGTATTGGCCTCAGTTACGGTAGCATTTGAATTAACACCTTTAACTAGTGCCATAACTTACTCCTTAAGAATGGAATACAGGTAAGATACCTAATGATAATGCAGATTGTGTTTTACGTGTCCATACACCGCGTGTGCTAGCAATAACTGAAGCTGCAGTAAGTGCTTTAGTAACACCACCTTCAACAACACCCATATAATCAGCATCAGATGGGAATGCAGTTTTAGAACCATTCCAGTCGTAACCAGCAGGCGCCAATACATAGCCCCAACGATTCCAAATAGAAGTTGTACCGCCACCTTTATATTTGTTAGCATCACGGTAAACTTCAGTTGCATCAGGAACAGTTAATTGTTCAAATGCAATAGCACCTGGAAGCACAATGAATGAAGTTTTAGTGCCAACTACGTCAATACCAGCACCACCATTGATTTTAGCTAGTTCAGCAGATGACAATGATTGGTTAGCACGTGTAGTAATTAAACGGAATTTGCCATTGAAAATTGTATTAAAGTTAATGTTACCATCAACAACAGTTGTTTCATCAACGAAGTTTGCACTACGGAATGAAGCCAAAGTTTCAGGAGACACAACTAAGTATGCCCACTCTGGTTCATAATCTTTAAATGCCATACCAAATGCATTCA